CGTAAATCATCGTAACATAACATAAGGAGTGCCTTCGGGCACTCTTTTCTAAGTGTTATAAATAATATTTAGGAAAGAGTGAATAAAGGAATATTAAATGGCAGACAACAGTAGATCACTATTCGGTTTTCAGTTTAAAAGAAAAGCGATAGAAGACAACAAAAAACCAGTATCGTTTACACCAGATAACGAGGATGGTGCATACGAGATATCACCAACCGGTGGTTATTTTGGTCAATACATGGATCTTAATGGAGATAAATTCCAAAACGATAAAGATCTAATAATGAAATACCGTTCGGTAGCTAACTATCCAGAAGTTGATATGGCTATTGAAGATATATGTAATGAAGCAATTACAGATGAGAATGGCATTATTGCTAAGTTAAACCTTGATAATCTAGACCAAGCAGATAAAGTTAAAGACCTTATTCAAGATGAATTTGATAGAATTCTTAATTTAACTAATTTCTCTGCAAATGCATACGATACATTTAGACGTTGGTATATAGATGGACGTTTATTTTTCCATTGTATTATTAACGAGGCTAAACCAGATGCTGGTATAATTGAGATGAGACAGATTGATCCTACAAAAATTCGTAAGATCAAAGAGACTGAGAAGGTAAAAGATCCAAAGACCGGTGCTGATCTTGTAAAAGAGGTTGGTGAATATTACCTTTATCAAGATGATGTAATGACAAACAATGGTGAAGGATTACGTATTAATACTGATGCTATTATTCAAGTTAACTCAGGTCTACTCAACGAAGAACGCAATAAGGTTATTGGCTACTTAAACAAAGCCCTTAAACCTATTAACCAATTAAGTATGATGGAAGATTCCCTTGTCATCTATCGTATATCAAGAGCACCTGAACGTAGAATATTCTATATTGATGTGGGTAATCTACCTAAAGGTAAAGCTGAAGAGTATTTGAATTCTACTATGAACAAATACCGTAACAAAGTTGTATATGATCCTACCACAGGAAATCTTAAAGATGAGAAGATTCATCGTAATATTATGGAAGATTTCTGGTTACCACGTAGAGAAGGTGGTCGTGGTACTGAGATTGATACACTTCCAGGCGGTTCTAATCTTGGTGAGATTGAAGATATTCAATACTTCCAAAACAAATTATATAGGGCTTTAAATATACCTATGTCAAGATTGACTGAAGCAGATGCATTTTCTGTTGGTCGATCTTCAGAAATTACGCGTGACGAACTTAAATTCCAGAAATTTATTGATCGTATTCGTAATAAGTTCTCAACACTATTCTATGAAGCACTGAAAAGGCAGTTAATCCTTAAAAAGATTATTGTGCCAAGTGACTGGGTAAATATCCGCGAACAGATAGCAGTTGAGTATTCTAGAGATAATTACTATGCTGAATTGAAGGACGCAGAAATCCTTCGTGAAAGAATAGAAATGTTACAAATGATGGATGAATATATTGGTTCGTTCTGGTCGAAAGATTGGGTACGTAGAAATATTCTGAAGTTGGATGACGAGATGATTAAACAAATTGCTAAAGATAATAAAGATGATCCAGTAGATGATGACTTTATTAATCCAGATTTGAGTAATTCAGCTTTATAAACAGATTGTATACATAAAGTTTACTAGAAATAAACATTTTTATAAATACTTAACAGAGAGATTATGAGCACAAGAGAATTAATTGACAATATAAAGGCGGGCGATGCGCAAACAAGTAACAATACTTTTAATAGTATTATGCATGATAAATTAATTGACGCATTAGACACACACAAACAAGAAGTTGCTTCTAAAATGTATGGAGCATCTGATGATACTCCAGCAGCCGAAGAACCTGCTGTAGAAACTGACACAGGAGAAGTTGAAACGGATGCTAACGTTTAAGGAATCATTTAATGAAGTAATTGAAGCTAAATTAAAGCTCGGTGGTGGTGAAAAGGTAGTCAAGACTATGAAAAAGCTTGGCAAAAAGAAAAATATTGAGGCAGTTATTACAAGTGCTAAAAATAAGTTTAACTTGTATATAGATGGTCTCAAGCTTGATTCATATAAAGATCAAGCTGCTGCTGAGAAAGCAGTAACAGAATTCATCAAATTAATGGGAGCATAAATGAAGTTAATCACAGAATATACTCAGAACCAACTTAGTTATTCTATACAAGAAGGCAAGAATGGTGCAAAGAATACTTTCTTAGAAGGTGTTTTTATGCAAGCTGAGAACAAAAATAAGAATGGACGTATATACACACGTGAAGTTCTTACAAAAGCCGTTGATAGATTTGTCAACGAGCAAGTTATTACAGGTCGTGCAGTAGGTGAATTGAATCACCCTGATGGGCCTTCCATTAATTTGGATAAAGTTTCTCACAGAATTACTGAACTTAAATGGGACGGTAATAATGTGATGGGAAAAGCACTTATTTTGGATACCCCTATGGGTAAGATTGTAAAAGGTCTTGTTGAAGGTGGTGTGCAACTTGGAGTGTCTAGTCGTGGTATGGGAAGCCTTACGATGAAGAACGGTGTTAACCATGTAGCAGATGATTTTATGCTGAATACAGTTGATATTGTTCAAGATCCTTCTGCACCTAATGCATATGTAAATGGCATTATGGAAGGAGTTTCTTATGAGCAGGATAGACCTGGTCATTTCGTTAAGGTAATTGATAAAGGTGAGACAGAAGTGAAAGAATCTAAAGTGACGTTCTCGGAAGAGCAACAATCTGCAGGTTTTGAGCATTTCCTCTCTAAACTATAATCTCTATAGGAGAAAACATAATGTCTGAAGTTAAAGACGAAAGTGTTGAAGACGTAGCAGAGGTTATCGTAGAGGATACGCAAGTAGACGCAACGGTGGAAACACCAGAAGCACCTCTTACGGAAGCTCGTACAGTATCAGCAATACAAGCATCTATGGCAGGAATGTCTAAAGATGGCCTTGACGCGATCTTCGAAGCAGCGAAAAAAGCAGAAGCGAAAGCTAAAGTGGAAGACGATGAAGAAGAAGAGGACGATGAAGGTGATGAGGACGAAGGCGATGTAGAAGAAGGAAAGTCTAAGAAGAAAGAATCAGTAGACGACGAAAAGGATACAGAAGGAAAAGTCAAGAAGAAGAAAATGAGTAAACTTGATGATCCTAATGCCGAAGTAGAAGTAACTGCTGAGAAGAAGAAATTTAAAGAAGATGTTGAAGCGTTAATTAAAGACGAAGATACATTATCTGAAGGTTTCAAAGCGAAAGCTGAGACTATTTTTGAAGCTGCACTGCAATCGAAAATCATTTCTGAAACAGCAAAATTAGAAGAGAGATATGCTTCTGATCTAGCTGGTGAAGTTGAAGCTATTAAAGAAGATTTAGTTGACAAGGTTGACGGTTACTTAACATATGTAGTCGAAAACTGGATGAAGGATAACGAAGTTGCGATTGAGCATTCTTTGAAGTCTGAAATCACTGAGTCATTTATTGATTCACTAGGTCAGTTATTTAGTGAGCACCACATTAACGTTCCTCAAGATAAAGGTGACATCTTAGATGCCTTATCTGAAGAAGCGAAAGATGCTAAAGCTCAATTAAATGACGCAACTGCTAATGCAATGGATCTTGCTGAGAAAGTTAAAGCTTTCGAACGTAAAGATATCGTAGCTGAAGCATGTGAAGGCTTAGCGGCAACTGAAGTAGCAAAATTAAAAGAGTTAGTCGAAGGTGTTGAAGCTGACGATAACGAATCTTTTGCAACTAAAGTAGCGACAATTAAGGAATCTTACCTTAATAAAGATACCGCGGTAGAGACATCGGAAGTTGATGCCATTACTGAGGATACACAAGAACAAGATGTTTCTGACAACATGAAGAGATATCTAAGCGCAATGAAGCGCAACTCATCCATCTAATAGGAGAATTTTAAATGGAACAAATTAATCAAACAATGTTACAGGAAAAATGGGCTCCTGTACTTGATTCTCAAGAAGCTGGTTCTATAGGCGATTCGCATCGTCGTAGAGTTACTGCTGTTGTTCTTGAAAACCAAGAAAAAGCATTTGCAGAAGAGAGAGGACAAAGTCATCTTTCTGAAGCCGCTGCAGCCAACGCCACTACTGCTGGTTCTGGCAACATGGCAAATTGGGACCCTGTCCTAATTAGCTTAGTAAGACGTGCAACTCCTGCAATGTTAGCATTTGATCTAGTTGGCGTACAGCCAATGACTGGACCAACTGGCCTAATCTTTGCAATGAAATCACGTTACTCAACTCAAGGTGGTACTGAAGCGTTATTTAACGAAGCAGATACTGAATTTTCAGGTGCTTCAAACGGTTCAGAATTAAAAGGTTCTGATCCATTTGCTGGTGATACATCTACTGTATCTCCTGCTCCTGCAGCTTTAGACGATTCTGATACAGTTGATGACTATACACCAGGTGGTGGTAATGCTACAGCAACTGCTGAAGCTCAAGGAACTCCAAGTTCCCCTGCTATTCCTGAAATGGCGTTCTCAATTGAAAAGACTACTGTGACTGCAAAGTCTCGTGCTCTTAAAGCTGAGTACACTACTGAATTAGCACAAGACCTTAAAGCTATTCATGGTCTTTCTGCTGAGACAGAACTTGCGAATATCCTTTCAACTGAAATTCTAGCTGAAATGAATCGTGAGATCGTGCGTTTAGTAAACCTTAACTCAGTAACATCTACTCGCGGTGCATCTGCTGGTACATGGAATGCGACTAACGCACCTGATAACGGTGGTGCTAGATGGTCTGTTGAGCGTTATAAAGCTCTAGCTCAGGCAATCACGCATGAAGCTAACCAAATTGCTGTTTCTACTCGTCGTGGAAAAGGTAACTGGGTAATCGTATCTAACAACGTTGCTGCTGCATTAAATGCTGCTGGCGTTATGGATACTGGTTTAGGTCTACAAGGTCCTAACGCTTTAGATTCAGATGTAACTGGATCTCTAATGGCTGGTACTATATATGGTTCTATGAAAGTATATATCGATCCATATGCGACTGTAGATTATTTCAACGTTGGTTATAAGGGTACTAACCCGTATGACGCTGGAATGTTCTATTGCCCGTACGTGCCATTAAGCATGATGAAGACAATTGGTGAGGATGACTTCCAACCGAAAATTGGCTTTAAAACTCGTTACGGTATTGCTGACAATCCATTTGTCACAGCTGGTGCTGGTAACAACGTATACTACAGAAAACGTAAGGTTACTAACCTATAATTTTCTAAATATACAAATAAAGAACCCCGCTTTATCGCGGGGTTTTTTATAAATAATCTATTATGCCAACTACTAACTTCTTAAATCCGTCATCATTTGTAATGTCTTTAGATAGTCAGACATATTCTGGTGCTGAATTTACTATACAATCTGCTTCAATACCTGACGTTTCTTCTGAAGGAGCAATATTATCATTTAAATCTGTTAACACCGCAATGGCTGCAGATAAAATTACATATAGTCCTCTTGAAGTATCATTTCTAATTGACGAAAATCTTATAAACTATAAAGAGATATACGATTGGATTAAATCGAATGTAGAAACTGATCAGCCAATTACTAATCATGTACGTGACTTAACACTTACAATCATGAGCTCATCAAATAATGTAGCAAAACATATACGTTTTATTGATGCTCAACCAACAAGTCTTTCATCTCTACCATTTGAAATCACCACTGTCGATGCAGAATATCTTACTGCTGTCGTATCATTCCAATACTCTTACTACGAATTCGTATAACACCTATGTACTTTAGGTAAAACTATGTTATAATAGGTCTATGGCCGAAATGGAAAATAATTATAAGATCGTAAAGAATGCTATAAGTAAAGAGTTAGCAGGCTTTGTATACGATTACTTTTTAAACAAAAGAAGGGTGGCTCGAAAGTTATTTGATGATGGATATATCTCACCAGATACACCACACTTTGGTGTATGGAGTGATAAACAAATACCAAATACATATTCGCATTACGCTGATATAGTAATGGAAACATTATTAGAAAGAATTAAACCTGTTATGGAAAAAAATACAGGATTAAAAGTTTTGCCTACATATTCATATGCTAGAATATATAAGAAAGGTGATATATTAAAAAGACATAAAGATAGGCCATCGTGTGAGATATCAACTACAATAAATTTAGGTGGTGATAGTTGGCCGATATATCTAGAACCTTCAGGCGAGAAAGGAAAAGAAGGTGTAAAAGTTGATTTAGGACCTGGTGATATGTTGATATATCGTGGGTGTGAATTAGAACATTGGCGAGAAACTTTTGAGGGTGATAATTGTGGTCAAGTGTTTCTTCACTATAATGACGCAAATAGCTCCGAAGGGCAAAAGAATATATATGATGGTAGACCATTTATTGGGTTGCCTCAGAAGTATAAAAAGAAACTATAAATAATGATTGAATATGAATATTGAACAAGTACTAGAAATGTGGAAAGAAGATTCCACTATAGATGATTTAAAATTAGATGATACCACGATTAAGATGGCACGTGTGCATAGTAAGTATCTTGAGTTAATTACTATCTCTAAGATGCGTAGAAAGAAAAAAGATCTTGACTATAAAACATTGCTAAAAGATAAGTGGCTATATTATAACGGTAAACTATCTAAAGATCAGATAGATGCATTTAAATGGGAATACGATCCTTTTGGTGGTCTGAATAAACCACTTAAAGGTGATATGAATTATTATTATGATGCAGATACTGATATCCAAAACGCTCAAGCAGCACTCGAATATGATAAGGTTCTTATTGAAACCTTAGAAGAAATAATGGGTACTATACGATGGAGACATCAGAATATAAGTAATATAATTAAATGGAGAAGCTTTGAAGCAGGAGTTTGATAAGAAGACACTCGAACTATTATTGATAAACTATACTAATATTAATAATGATTTAAGAAAGCCATGTGCTGAGAAAGAAAAGTTTGAGAAATTAATTAAAGAAACAACAGAAGCATTAGCGAAAGCTAAAGACCCTATTGTATATAAAGATGGAATGACTGCAATGGAATTTGCCATACACTTAGCACATGGAAGAAATAACACTACAAACTAAAGATGCAGCATTCCTTTA